AGCTGGATATAAAATTTCACTGTACACAAATAATGGTGGTAATGTTGGAGCATACACTACATCAAGCACAATTGCATTATTAGGACCCTCTGGTGGAGGAGCACCTAACTTTGAAGTTGCTACATCAGGTGGAACTCAATACGCCGCAGAACAATTAGTTACAGGAACAGTTTCAAATTCAGCAAACGTTGCAACAGTAGATTTTTCAACGGACCCAGTTTGGGGTGCAGGAGGAGCAGGCCCAGCAACTTTTACAGCAAGAGGCGCAGCAATTTATAAAAATACTGGAACCCCTGCTGACGATTTGTTAGTAGTAGTTTTAGATTTTACAGCAGACTTTTCATGTTCAAATGGAACTTTTACAGTTACATTTCCTGCACCAACTGCAGGATCACCTACAGGAACAGATGCATTGTTAAGTATAACATCGTAATAGGAGTAAAAATAAAATGGCGTTAGTAATAAATGATAGAGTTAAAGAAACTAGTACTACTTCAGGAACTGGTAATATTACTTTAGCAGGAGCACAACAAGGCTTTATTACTTTTAATAGTGGTATTGCAACTCCCAATACAACTTACTATGCTATTTTTGAAACAGGAACTAGTAATTTTGAAATAGGAATAGGAACTCTTTCGGCTTCTACTACTTTAGAAAGAACTACAGTTATAAATAACTCTTTAGGAAACACTACAAAAATAAATTTTGGAAGTGGTACAAACAAAGATGTTTTTTGTACACTGCCTGCAAGTAAGGCAGTTTATTTAGACTCAACAGGCACACCTGTTGGTGCAGCAAGCGACGGTTTTGCTGTAGCAATGGCGATTGCCTTATAATATAAGGAATAAAAATTATGGCACAAAATTTTGCATCAGTAACAGCTCAACTAGGAACAGGAACTTCAACTTTATATACTAATTCAAGTTCAAGTCCTACTTCAGCAGATGCTATTATAGGTATTAGAATGGCTAATATTTTAACAACAGCAATTACTATTTCAGTCTTTCTTTCTCCAACAGGATCAGGAACTGTTTACATTGCAAAAGATTTAAGTATACCACCAAACAGTTCAGTAGAATTAGTTCAAGGTGGAGCAAAATTTGTATTGAATGATACAGATGTATTAAAGGCAACTTCAAGCGCTGCCACTTCAACAGATGTAGTAGTAAGTTTAGTTAAAGCAATTAGTACAACAAGTTAGGATTTATAAATGAGTGATTACTATAATGAAATATATATAGGTAATAAACCTGGTTCAGAACAAATATATACTCATGCAGAAACTATTAATAATAAAGACATCGTAATCGAATCAGCGGTTCTCGCTGGTCCAGTCACTTTCCCCAATACAATCACAGTAACCGGAACGTTGGTAATTGTATAATGTCAAAAATAGAAGTAAATGCAGTTGAACCACAATGCGGAACTACTTTAACACTTGGTGCTTCTGGTGATACTGTAGCTTTAGCTTCAGGTGCTAGTCAAACAGGTTTTGGTAGAACAGGAACTGTTAATTGGATCACAACTCCAAAGACAGCAACATTCACTGCAGTTAGTGGAGAAGGATATTTTTGTAATACAAGTGGTGGAGCATTTACAGTAAATTTACCAGCAGGTGTCGCTGGAGCAATTGTATCAGTTGCAGATTATGCAAGAACATGGGATTCTAATAATATTACAGTCGCCCCTAATGGAAGTGAAAAAATAGGTGGAATTGCACAAGGCGCAGTTTTAAATACAGAAGGACAATCAGTCACATTAGTTTTTGTAGATTCAACACAAGGTTGGGTTAATACTATGGATTCAACATCTGCTGTGCAAGGTTTACCTCCTTATATAACAGCAACAGGTGGAACAATTACAAATTCAGGAAATTTTAGAATTCATACATTTACAGGACCAGGAACTTTTTGTGTAACATCAGCAGGTGCTGCTGCTCCTGGTAGTGGAACAGGATCAAATTTAGTAGATTATATGGTAGTAGCTGGAGGATCTGGTGGAGGTTCTGGTGAAGCAGGTGCAGGTGGAGGTGCAGGTGGGTTTAGAGAATCGCCTGGAACAGCTTCAGGATGTTATACAGCTTCCCCAAGAGGAGCAGCTCCAGCAGTAGCATTATCAGTTTCAGTTCAAGGTTTTTCAATTGTAGTTGGGGCAGGTGGAGCGGGTGCAGTAGAATCGTCTCCTGGTCTTGCAGGTATTCAAGGAGGTGGTGGTGGAAATTCTAGTTTTTCAACGATAACATCAACAGGAAATGGAGGTGGTGGTGCTGGTGGAACAGGTACAGGAGCTAGTGGTGGTTCGGCTGGTGGTGGTGGAGCTGGTCAAGCTGGACCAGGAACTTTAAGTGGAGGAACAGGAAATACACCTCCTACCAATCCCGTTCAAGGGATGAACGGTGGAAATGGTGGTGGTCCAGGAAATCCTGTAGGTGCAGGAGCTGGTGGTGGATCTACAGTTGCAGGAGCTAATGGTACTCCTGGTGGAGGTGGAGCAGGTGGTGCAGGAGCAACAACAAGTATTTCAGCAAGTCCAACAGCTTATGCTGGTGGAGGTGGAGGTGGAACTTATAGCGGTCCAGGTGGAGCTGGTGGAACTGGTGGTGGTGGAACTGGAGGAACTGGTTTCCCTAATGTTGCCGCAACTACTGGTACAGTCAATACAGGTGGAGGTGGAGGTGGATCTGGCGGATGTAATGGTAACCCATCAAATTTAGGTTTTGCTGGTGGTTCAGGTATAGTAATAATAAGATATAAATTTCAAAATTAATTATGACAAGTAAAATTAAAGTAGATAATATAAATAAAGTTTCAGATGATTCAAACATCATCAACAAATGTGGAACTAACATCACTATGGGTCAAAATGGTGACACAGTAATTATTCCCAATGGTGTAACTGAACAAGTTCAATCAGGTGGAGTAATTCAAGTTCAATCAGGTGGAGCAATTACAATTGCCTCTGGTGCAACTATAACTAACAACGGAACGGCAGTAGGTTTAGGTAGAACAGGTACTGTTGATTGGATTACAGCTTCAATTAAAACATCAACATTTACAGCAGCGAATGGTGAAGGTTATTTTGCAAACACTTCCGGTGGTGCATTTACTATGAATCTACCGGCAGGAAGTGCTGGAGCTATTGTTGCAGTTTCTGATTACGCAAGTACTTTTCAAACAAATAATTTAACTATTTCTCCTAATGGTTCAGAAAATATTAATGGTGGTAATTTTGATTTTGTATCAAGCACTTCAGGAGTATCTTTAACTTTTGTTTATGTAGATGCTACAAGAGGTTGGAAAAATGTTAACGATGGAACAACTAATGCTACAGGACAGTCTTCTTATATAACTGCAACAGGTGGTACAATTAGTTGTGTAGGAAATTTTAGAATTCATACATTTACAGGAGCAGGAACATTTACTGTTACATCTGCTGGAACTGCTGCACCCTGCAGTGGATCAGGATCAAATGTAGTCGATTATTTAGTAGTCGCTGGCGCAGGAGGTGCTGGATCAGATAATGGTGGTGGTGGCGGTGCAGGAGGTTATAGAGAATCTCCAGGTACAGCAAATGGTTCTTATACAGTTTCACCTTTAGGTGCATCACCAGCTGTCGCTTTAGCAGTACCAGCCGGAGGTTATCCCATTGCAGTAGGTGCTGGAGGAAATGGAGGGACGAGACCTTCTTCTCCAGGAGTTACAGGTGGTGTTTCAACTTTTTCAAGTATAACATCTGCCGGTGGTGGTGGAGGTAGTGGAGATGCTAATAGTATACCATCCAACCCAGGCCCTGGTTCACCGGGTGGATCTGGTGGAGGTGGAGGTTTTGGTTCAAATGGTCCTATTAGAGCAGGTGGTAATGGTAATATTCCTCCAGTAAGTCCTCCTCAAGGAAGTTCGGGTGGTAATGGTGATGTATCTAATAGAGCTGGTGGTGGTGGTGGAGCTACAGCAGGTGGTTCTAGCGCTCCATCTGGAGCAGGTGGAACTGGAGCCACATCAAATATTACAAACACACCAACTTCAAGAGCTACTGGTGGTTTAGGTGGACCTAGTTCAGGACATTCAGGTGCAGCAGGACCAGCTAATTCAGGAACTGGTGGTGATGGTCCAGGACCAGGTGGTGCTACATTAGGTGGAAACGGTGGTTCAGGTATAGTAGTAATAAGGTATAAATATCAAAATTAGGTAAAAATTATGAGTGAAGTAAAAGTAAATAAAATTAGTCCAAGAACAGCGTGTGGTACAGTCACACTAGGAGATAGTGGCGATACGTTCACAATCCCTTCAGGTGCAACAATCAATAACCAAGGTACAGCAGTAAACTTTGGTGCAACAGGTTCAGCGTCTTGGGTAACAACAGTTAAGACATCAACTTTT